GCAGCAGTTGTGCCAGCAGTTGCACCAACAGAAAATGTTTTTGCTGACCCAGTCCAACCCGTAGTCACCATCATAGCGATACGGAGAATTTGAGACTGAGCAGGGATAACAATCGTAGTAGCACCACTTGCTTGTGTCACCACAGCAGATTGCGCCATAACAGCGTAACCTGTGTTAGCAGTGCCAGTTGTACCACCAAGACCAGCAAGGTTGCCCGTGCCATCAGAGTGAAGTACGTTGCCAGCAACCAGGGGGCCAGTGAAAGCAGTGCCAGGTTGAACTGGACTACCATTGGCGTTTGGGTAGAACCCACCATTAATATCGGACATTTTGTTTCTCCTTCTGAAGAACTACGAAATCTGTCACGACTTTTTCTTTATTGGAATGGTAATCTAAGTACTCAATTGCTGAAAGAAAATTGTTACGATTTTCTTTTAACTTTCCAATACCAATATTGCATTCCGAACAAAGTAGGCCCCGAACCTTACCAGTATTGTGGTCGTGATCAACAGCAAGAGCCTTAATCACACCTTTTCTAGTTGCGGTTTCGGGATTTGAGCATATCGCGCAAACACCGTTTTGTGAATGAAACATTTTAGCATATTCTATTTTAGAAATACCAAATTTTCTTTCACGTTCTTTGTCTTTTAGGACATTGCGGTTTTTATCGCGATATAATGCTTGATACGCACGAATTTCCAAAACCTTTTCAGGGTTTTGACGTTGTTTAGCTTTAGAACGTCGATTAATATCCTTGATTTTATCAAGATTATTTTTTCGATATTCAGCCGCTTTTAAACGGTTTTTTTCACGCGCATCAAGCATTTTTTACTCAACCTTAAGAAGTCGGGAAGGAGCCGTAGATGCTTCTCCAGTTGTAATATCCGAACGAGTAACGCTCGTAACCTTTAACCAAAAGGTTGTCAGTCACGAAGTCAACTTGAAGGTCTGTTTCAAACTTCACGCGCTCCATGTATGAGAGACCGTCAATGTTTGTCAGCAAGAACCAAGCATATGCAGAGGTCAAGAAGTCGTTAACCATGTAACCTTCTGGGAGACCACCGCTTGTGCTGAGGATAGCATTCACGTCATTGTCGGCTGTTCCTGGGCGCAATTCTGTCTTCAGAAGACGAATTGCAACAGGCTCCAACTGAGGAGGAACGATCAATTTGCGACCACGAGCAAACACTTTCAAACCAGCTTGATCGCGGAAGTTAGTGCGGATCGCGATCATAGCGTTCAGCAATGTAGCTTCGTTGAGGTCAACTTGGGTTGTTGGTGTATTTGCAACAGTGCCACCATCAATCGGATGCGATGTTGAACAGAGAGCAACGCCGTCACCACCAACTGAAGAGTTGTAGGTTGTTGCGGTGTTCAGAATGTTCGCACCGTAAATTTCCTTGGTCTGTTGGAATGACTCAATCAGGCCGAGGTTTGATGGATGAAATTGGGTCTTGTAGAGGTTATCATCAATCGCTTTGCGAGTGATGGCATAACCGAGACCAATTTCGGTGTGCTCTTGGTTGTAGATGTAACGCTCGCCAGCACCGTTATCGAACGATGTTTGCGCGCCTTCAGTCTTCAACTGGGCAAGGCCCAAGAAGCGCATTTCAGCGGTGCGTTCCAAAGCAAGCTTTGAATCATGCTTTGTGAAGATTTTGTCGTACTGAGATGGGATCATCTCGTACTTGCCTTCAATTCCCCGAAGTCCAGGGAGGAGAAGGTCTTTGATGGCAGAGAGATTGACAGCCATAGTTTCCTACTCCTCTTAGACGCCAGTGAAGTTGCGTGTAGCAACATTGTTAAACGCCACAATCGCCCAGTCATATGCTTGACCGTTCGCGTAAGCGCCTGGGAACCCAGCCACTACAGGTTGATAGATGCCTACCACCTTGAATGGAGCGTTCACATTGTATGTAGCTGTGTTGAGCGTTGTCGTGTCGAGATAAGCGCCAGAAATACCATTTGAAGTATTTCCTGTGCCAATAGCGAAACCGATTGTCGCATTGATGTCAGTTGGGAAAGCAAGACCTGTGCTGTCCGTCTGAGCAATAAAGCGAGCATTTGGATCGTTGACAATATAACCTTCAACGTAATTGCCAGAAGCAACGTCGCTGCCAGGCCAATAATTTGACCAAACAGTACGCTTTTGGCTTACTGAAAGATATTTGCAGCCAACAAAGATACCACCGATGCCGAGAGCGGCAGGTGTTGCACCTGTTGAAGCTGATTGTGCGTAAGAACCGTCTGATTGTTGTGTTACTGGATCGCCGAAGAAAATGGCGCTCGCATTATAGTCAATAACGACAGCAATTTGCTCGTACGTTGGAGCAGAACCGTTGCCTGTGTATTGACGGAATCCGTAAGGCGCATTGGTATTAGCCATAACGGAGCCTCCTTATTACAGGAAAGTCCATCATCGCACACCGAGGCGACTAAGAACCAAGGATAAGTTTGAACCCCACCACCGAGGGGGGCAAGACCAATAATACAAATTTTTAATGAAAAGTAAAGAGGGCCCCGAAGGGCCCTCACAAATGCTATTCCTCGGGGATCGGCATGGGCTCGTATCCCTTCCGAACGCGAGCCAAGGGGGCATCCTTATTATTGCGGTCAAACTGCCCTTGAGGCGCTGAGTTGAGCTGCTCTTCCTTCTGGCGAACCTGATTGACTGCCTTGCGGCGTTCAATCCGTCTTGCCTCGTCAGTGATTTCCAATGGGCGCTCCATAAGGATCATACCCTTGCGCTCAATGGTTTGATACTTATTGCCCTCAGGCATCATTGATGGATGGCGAGACGCAGGAACGGGCTCCCAACCTTTACGGGCAATCGATACAGCATATGCTGGATCTTCGGCGCCCAAGACTGACTTCATTTTCCACTCATATGACCAACCATCGGGAATATAATGAGCGGGGATATAGAAGTCGTCTGTGCCTTCATCAAGATTGCCAGCATGACCGCGAAGTTCGGCAGCACGGCGGGCTGCACGCTCTTTTGACGTCTCTTGAGCTGGCTCTTTCGCCTTTGGAGCGGGTTGAGCAACCTCGTCAGTCTCATCTTGCAACGTATTATCAATAGGCTTTTTAAAGCGGCTGATAGTGCGTTTTGGTGTACGAATAGGTGTATTTTCCATAATTAGCTTCCTTAATTAAGTTTGCCTTCCTTCTGAAGGGCAAGTTTGTTTCGAGCATAATCTTGATCTGACATGCCCATCATTTCGGCCATTTCGCGCTCAGCTGCCGTCAAACGAACGACATTTGGGCGTGTGCCTGGTGCTGAACCAGAACGGCTTACAGGAGCCGCTGGAGGAGCCTGACGGCGCTGTGTTGGCTTTGCAGCCATCTCAGTTGCGTCATCCGAATCATCGTTGTCATAATTATTTCGATTGATCCCCAAACGGTTCTCAATGAAATTAAAATAATCATGCGTATCAGGGATAATGCCGTCATCAACGGCATCGGCATGGGCACGGAACATGCGATCAATTGTCTTTTGATTGTTCAAATGACTGCGGTTGTTTCTCAGCCATTCAGCGGAAGCTGGTGTAACCTGAGATGCCAATGCCTCGATGTGATCAGAATATTGATTATTCTGTGGCGCTTGTTTTGGCTGTGTTTCCATAGCCGTTTTGCCATTTTCAAGCTGCAAGAGCTTGTTTTCATTGGCAGAAATAACTCTTTGAATTTTTGCAGCCTGATCATAATCGCCATTGCGCAATGCTTCAGCAGAACTGTTGACAAGCATATCAATATCACGTTTTAGCGTGTCGATTGCATTGTTAACGAGGTGCAAATTAGTGTCTTGAACCTCATTTTTGGCTCTAAACTCGCGATCTGCAGCCTCTTTTGCGCGTCTTTCGGCTTCAATGCGAGCTTGACGCTCTTGTTCAAGCTTTGCACGCAGCTCTTGAATGCCTTCATCAGGCGTAATTTCAGCCTTTTGCTTCTTTTTCGGCTTTTCAGGCACGTCTTCAGCATTAACAACCTGAATTTCGGGTTCTTCAACCTTAGTTTCAACTGGATCGAGCTGAATTTCTAATTGTTCATCTTTATCTGACATATTTTACTCCTTACCAAATAATATCTGGGTGCTCGACGCGGCCGCGAATGATCAGATCATCGAGCAAACGACACATTTGGCCGTTAACTGTCAGACCCCAACCATCAGATGGCCTAAAAACAACCCAATCATTAACTTCTATACCGTCTTCCATGCAGGCAATTGGCCCTTTTTTGAGAACAAGACCAATTTTACCCTGCCATTTATCCTCTTCACGGATGTTAGGCGTGATGAGAATGCCTCCAGCCGTCTTTTCAGGACGGATGTAAATCGCAACTAAGACTTGATTATTAAAAATCTCAATTTCCGATATATCTCCAATTTCTTTTAATATTTGATCCTTGGGATCAACTGAATGTTCCATAACGTATGCCATGTGATACCCTCTTATCTGGCTTTGTTTACTTTTAGACGAGCTTCCTCACAGAGATCTAAGACCTCTCTTAAGGCAGCAATTTTACCAACAAGCGATTTATATTCAGCGTAATCGCCCACACCGCCGCCACGAGAGAGATTATTGAGATGCAACTCAATCTCTTCCATGATTAGTTTTCTGAGCTCATGCTCAAATAAGTCACTGTAAGTTAACATTTTCCACCCTTTCCCTCTAAATGGTGGTTCCCCCTGAATTTACTAGAGTGGCCGTCGGCAGAGGGACCGACGACCACCTTTTCAGTGGGGAGACCGAACCCCCACCAAAACTTAGTAATTCTTAACGGCTGGCTTTACGGGCTTAATGCCGTATGCCTTTACCTTCTCTAAACGGCCTTCGCCACCACCTGCGCCATCTTTAATGGGATAGCTGGTGCGGCCACCATGCTTGCGTGCCATAGGAGGCATTTGTGGCGCTCCTGATGGCGCTCCACCGCCCATAGGCATTGGCACTGGCATTGGCATAGGCATGCCCTGAGGAGGCGCTGCAGGAGGCGCCACAGGAACAGGTTGACCTGGAGGGCGTGGCATACCGTTCGGAGGCATCATGCCGCCCATTGGTTGCTGACCTGCGCCATGGGGAGAGATCACAATATTGATATTGGTCTTACCCTTGCTTGTTTTGCCGCCTGTAGCGCGCGCTAAACGGCCACCTGTAGGACGTGTGCCCTGCAACTCGCCATCAGACACGGACATTTTGCCACCATGCTTACGGTGCTTGAGAGCTTCGCCCTTCACCATCTTTTTGATGAGTGCCTTGTCTTCGGCAACATCAGGATGGCTTGCCTTGCCACCATCAGCTTTATGCAGGCCCTTTAATGTCTCAGCCAAATGAGCGCGCTTAGCGAGCTTTGGATTTGAGCTGTGCTCGGCCTTGTGGAGCTTTTTAGCAGGGATCTTCTCGCCTTCAGGAACATGAAGAGCTTTATGCAAAGCGCCCTTATGCTTGACGGCTTTTTGGATCCACTTGCCTTCAACTTCGCCGCCGCGCTTTATGCCAGCATATTTAGCAAAGCTTGATTGAGCATTGCTTGAAGG